ACACGCGTAGTGTGGCCGACGAATATTGGAGCGGTTTTAACACCTATCAATGGTGTATAGTTCTAGATGACGTTGCTGTAGCATTGCCGTCTAAAGCCGCAGAAGATCCGACACTTGATGAGATAATACGAATTGTGAATCCTATGCCATGGACCCCGCCGCAAGCGGAGCTAGAACGAAAAGGTAGATATCCAGTCTGCCCTAAGCTCTTCTTAGCGTCTACCAACGTTAAGGACCTGAATGCCTCTATGTGGTTTTCAGTCCCTCTTGCTGTGCAGCGTCGGTTCCCCTTTGTTATTACTGTGGTTCCTAAGGACAAGTACACTAAAACTAGTGTTCATAATACTAATCCCATGTTGGATACCAGTAATCTCGAACCCTTCGAGGGTCATTACGATGATTATTGGACCTTCTTGGTTGAGAAGACAGTTCCAGGACCGCAGGTTGGCGGCGCCATTCACAGAGTGGCTGCTGCTTTTGAACCTATCTTGAAAACCGATAGTATATCGGAGTTCATGAAGTGGTTTGGTGCTGCAATTAAGCAGCACTATGCTGACACAGCCAATTTGCGCGACGCGTTGGGTTCTTATTCTAAAGTTCCCATATGTCCGTTGTGCTTTGGTGACCGTTTACTCTGCAGTAACGAGTGCAATCAAGCGGTCCAAGAGTGCCCTGTGCCTTTACAGGTTGGTGTTTGTAATGATGGTTGCGATTTGCAATCATCCACCCCTGTTGAAAGTTCCGGTTTGGAGGAAATCAAACCATTGTCCTACATTTGTAGTGAAAAATGGACTAGATTTTTCTCTCTTCGCTTTATTTGGTTGTGGTTATATGTATCCACTATTAATTTCTTTCGTTCAGCTAGCGTTCTATGCATTCGATATAACTTAATGTTATTTAGTCGAGTGTTCGGATATTTAGCAGGCAGAATGGAAGATTATGTTCTGCGTAGAGCGTCCAGGTATTTGCGCCGGGAGCTCTATTCTCCTCGTGTTGAAACTTTCTTAAAGTGTACCGCATACGTAGTAGCAACTGCTGCTGCAGCCTACGGTTTGTTTACTCTCATTTCTAAAAGGAAAGGTAAGAAAACAGAGGAAGATGAGGAAGAAATGCACGAATTTAATGGTGGTGTTTTCTCGTCCAACGTTCCCCAGCCCAGTAATGAGCGAACCAACGTTTGGACATGGAAGGAACGACCTGTGCTATCAAATATCGACTTATCTCCGGCTATTCTGTCGCGAGGTGCGATTTCTGTTAGCGAACAGTTAGAAATTTTCTCCCGCAATTGCTATTATATGGTAGTTGATGGTGGATCCG